CAAGTATGTAGGCTTCATTGGCAGTAACACCATTGTTTTCTACAACCAACAGACCAGCAGATGTCATCAACCCGCCCGGAACATCCGTAGCATAACGACCGTTTTTGTCTTTCACCATGCGAAGCAAAGCAACGTCATTTGGGTTCATCAATGCAACCGTTGCGTTGTAGTTAGCTTTAGCAACCTGAGCTTTTGCAGTTACAAGGAAGTCAAAGATATTGGCGTTCTCAATCAAATCAGTAAATCCGGTTGTTGCATAAGCAGTTGCGTATGTTTCAATTCCTTTCAAGTTCGGGCTTGTACCGCTACCTGTTAAGATTTGCGAATCCAATTCTAACTCAACCAATTCGCGTAATTCATCATTGATGATTGACTGCAAGTAAGGCAAGTCGGCCAATGCCTGCTTAGTAACGGTTACATAAGATGCAACGGTTTCAACAGGTAATTTGCGCTCCACTAAATTGAAATCGGATTGTGATTTAGCATTTCCTTCGGTCTGCATACCTGCACCACCTTCTGGGGTTGCTTTGTCAAACCAGCTGATATATTGGTCTGCAATCGGACGGGTTCTGATTAATTGGCGTAAGAACGGCGCACGACGGGCAAATTGACCGACATTCGGGTCCCATGAAGAAATCCCAACAAATCCGCCTGAGTAGTTAGATGAACTCATGTTAGCTACGTCCTTGTTTACGATTGACATCTCAACCGATTGGCCGGGCTTCCAATTCTTCAACTGCTCGATGTGCTGACCTAATTGTTTGCTTACTTGGTCTGTAAATGTTGGTTCTTTGTAGTCACGTTGTTTCATGGCCTGCAATTCCTCGATTGCAATACCTTGAGCCTTCAACGTTTCTGTTAAAGAATCCTGAACGGCTTTTGTTTCCGTTTTGATTGATTCGGTTAATGCTTCCATCTTTGAAGCAAATTCTTGATTGTTTATCATCCCGTTTAATTTATCGGTGACAAACTTTTGGGCCTGACCTGTGATTTCTGAAATCAGGGCTTTTTCTTGTTCGTTAAATTCCATTGTTTGTGATTTTTAATAGTTAAAAAAATTGTGCTTCACGAGCTTTGAATAGTCCACCTGATTGGCAGTTGCCGGATCGGTTTTGTCTGAATTGTCATCGACGGATTCAGGATATGTTATCGGGGTTGCATCGTTGCTTCCAAATAGCACCATACTACCCTCTTTAATTATTTTTGCCTCTTCAACGCCCCATAAGAACCCCGCTTCATCAACGGCTTCTTTGTTTACGATGTCGGGGTAAACTGAATCAAAATACACTTTATTTTCAGCGTATTCCCTATCGTTTGAATTGATACCTAAACGTAGTTTGACGTATTGCATCCTTACGCTGTTTTGTATCGGGCGTTTTTGTTCAATGATTTGTTTTGCCTGCTCATGTACTATCTTATCCATTTCAATCTCATAAACCAGCGCCTCAGTTGTTCCGTCGTAGTTCTTACCTAAAAACGCCCATGAAACAACCTTAACCATCGGCTTCACATCCGTAGGCCATGCGATTATACTGGTGGTTTTAAGTTCATGGTCCATGACGTAGAACAACTTGCCATCCTGCTCATTGACTGACTTTGACCAAATGCCGGGCCTGTGGACGTCACCATGTGAATCGTAGTAATTGATGGTATTGATTACGGGATAAACCGCAGTTGATTTCATCGGGAACGGCTGCCCCTTTTGGCTTACTGCATCCTTCATCAATTCAAATGGCGCAAACTGACCTTTACTCTTCGATTCGTATATTGCCGCCTTCTTTATCGCTATCAACTTCGATTCGTTGGCCTTCAATTCCTTGAATAGTTCCGCCTTGTTTGTGAAGGTCTTGTTTAGTTCCGGTATAAATATTTTCATCTTCCTTTAGTATTTCTTTTTCAAGTTTAGCTCTCTTCAGGCGTATCACCCGCTCCGCTTCCTGTTTCGTTAGTATTTTCATAAATTTCGCTCATTTGATACTTGTATCTGTTGCCGTCTGTGATAGGCTTCTGCCCTATCATTTCAAGCATCTGATTGAATGTAATTGCATTTAGATTGAACTGCATTTCAGCCGCTTCTGTGATGGCTTTTATTCCTTTACCCTTCTCCTCATTGCTTTCTTGCATGACTTCTAAATGGTCATAGGTTTTTTTAATCAGAACCTTCGATACATCCACTTTCAGCAATTCCATTAGCTGCATGCAATATGATTCTGCCATAGGCATAACCGTATCTTGATACAATGACTTCCATGCGGTGTTTTGGTTGTTGAAAGTACTTCCTTCAAGTTGCAACAAGTCTTTCGGATAACCTAATCCCGTTGCGATGTCAAACACGGCACGTTTGTAGGTTTCATTCAGCCCTAATTCAGTTGCATTGAATGACATTGACTGCCATTGAAGGGCTGCATCTGTAATGATGATTTGGCTTTGATCCGGTTGGAATCCGTATGCATTTTTGAAGTCACGTTGTATTTCATCTCTTGCCTCAGTACTCATTGGCTCCCTGTCAAGTTCACCCGCTGCTGTGTTTGCCAATATACCTCTCGGGCCTCTATGCGTCATCATTTCGTTTTCTGCGTTGTAGTACGAAATCAGAATTGATATTGGTTTGCTTAGTGGCCCTAAAGGTGATTCAGGCAAATAAAAGTTATCAGTCGGTAATGTATTGGCCGTAAAAAAATAGACCTTATCAGGGTTTATAACGGTATCAAATTGCCCGTATTTAAACGTGAACCTATCAATCCAATCGCTGTTCTTTTTGACGTTATACGGATTCTTTCGGTCATCAATGACTATATCGCAAAACTGAGGCGGAAGTACCCACATCTCAGTCGGTGGGAATCCAATCGGACCTTTAAAAATAACAGGGCAATACCCATAAGCCCGGGTATAACCTACGACTTGTGCCTCAAATTGCGCCTGTGTTTGTAGCGTGTTTGGTTTCTTGATGATACTTTCGATTTCGGCATAGGTGCCACGGACATTTTTACCCGATTGCGGATTAACCACTTCGGTAATACCATTGCTAAACGCTTCAACTTCTTTATTGATGATTGTTGATACAACAGGGCATTCCTTCAATGCCTTTAGCACTCCATCCGGTGTTCCTGATTTCTCCCACTTTATGGAGCCGTTCAACCAAAAGAATTCATAAGGCTTTGATATATCAATGACCCTATTTTGCTGCTTAACAGCGTCTTTCTTTTTGAACAGATTTGAGAAAAAATTAGCCAATATCCACTTGTTTAAATGGTTATTGGCTTCTAATTACTGAGCCTTGTTTTTATCAGTATGTTTTGTTAGTGTACCCCTTGCAGGACTTACACCTTATACTAATTTTAGTACCTTTAGCAAATTTGCCTTTCATAAGCAATTTATCACAAACTTTGCCTTTTAGTTTGCCTTCTGTGATAGTTTGCTTACATCGAATTTCATCCAATACAGCATTTCCGCTATTAGTCACGATGTAAAATTAAACAATGTTTTTTGAATTATGCAAATTTTTTATAAATGTTATTTTCATGAAGTGGCCGTTATCCGAATATTTTATTTGGTAAATATCTGAATAAGTTGTAAGCGCCCAATGTTTAACCTTATCATTGCATACCAATAAGACATCACATTCATTGCCAATACCTGACTGCTCAAACTCATGCAACTTAGCCCATACCTTATCACGGGCGTATTGCTCATAAAACAAAGACCTTGCAGTACTTATTTGCATTCGGGATAAATATGCAATGTGTTACCATTTGTATCCATCTTCCAATAAATCGGGGTTAGATTGTATTGTGCTAATTCAGAGGCATTGAATCGCTTTTGTTCGGTGATTACATTACCATCCTTCACGCCCTTACAGGTGTATTTTTCTCCCTTGCTACATGATAGCAACCCGATTGCCATTATTGTTAATATGTATTTCATTTTGCAAATATACATCATTTTCGATTTCTGTATGAAAATATCGCATATCTAAGCGCATCCATAGCATGATTAAATGCGTCCATTGGTTTGTTTGTCGGCTGCCCATCGACTTCGATAAATCTGTATTTCTTTTCCTCCTCAGCTATGTTCTTCGATGACCTCGTGTAAGCTATGCGCTTTTGTTTAACGTGCAGGATACCGGGCATGATTTCTTTCTTTTCGGCCATCACCGCTGACACCTTTAACCGCCTGAGCTGAAGCACATATTCTTTGTCATGGTCGCAGTACATGACCTGACCTGACTTATATCCGTTCTCTGTTGCGTGTTCCTGAATAGCTGCCGGGCTTAGTCCCGTAATGTAGGCGCATTCATGTACGATGTAATCCCACTCCATGCCCGGCTTCATTACATAGACCTTAACAAGTGCCGTCGGGTCATTGGTATAGCCGAAGTCACAGCCCCAAATTACATTAGATACGTCCTCCATCTTAACCGAATCCACTACTTCGAAATGATAAACCGCACCCGACAAACGGCCCGTTAAGCCTCTGGCATAAACCTTCCATAGTTCAGGGTCTTGTATGCGTTCTATTGAATCTCTAATATCCTGAGGTAAGTATGAGTTATGAACGTGCCATGACCTGATGACCTTAACAGATGGATATTCGGTTTTGTTCTCAATTATCCTTTCATGCACCCAAAACCGAAATGAAGGGTTGTAGTCTAAGTAGGTCCTTACATAGGTCCTCATGTTAGCCTCAAAGAAAAGCATATAGTCCACCCTTGTAGCCTCATTTAAGTACAGGATATGCCTCTTACCTCCTTTGGCTTGTTCAGCGTTCTCAAATGATTTAAACTCAATTATAGTGCCGTTCTTGAATGTATAGACACGGTCCGATTTGTTGAAGTCCTTGACGCTTCGTTTTACCAATGGATTATTCGCCACAAGTTCGGCCATGATACGCATGGTATCTTCTTTTAATTTCGGGACCGTATTACTAACCACCGTAATGACATAGTTAGGCGCTGCCATTGCAATGGTTACAAGTACTTGCATTATGCAATAAGACTTACCTGAAGATGTACCGCCTTGATTAACTACGATTCTTTCTGGGGCAAATAGATTTGCGTAATAAAGCGAATCGGGTTGTTTAACAAATGGGCTATGCGTCTGCTCCATCCGTATTATTTGGAAACTCAAGTTTTAAGCCAACGGGGGCAATGATGTTAAGTTGTGCAACGTCTTTGCCTTCGGAGTCGGTGTTGGCAACGGGCGTCACCACCTTACCATAAGCCCTATCTAAAAGAAGTTCAGCGGCTTTTATGTCACCATCTAAAGCCCGTTTCTTAACCGCTTCCAATATCTGCTCAGCGGTTTGTATCCCGTTCTTATCTTCGGTTGACATTATTTTTTTCATCAATTCCTTCAATGCTGGGATTTCTTTAGGCCGTCCGTTCGGGTTCCCTGATTGGCCTTTTTTGAACGGCGTCCCTTTACCGACTACGTTTTGTGGGTTTGGCATAAATGGACTGTTTTAGGACTGTTTGACTTTGAAATACAAAGCAAATATAAACTATATTTATCAAAACCAAACAAGCCCCTTTTATGGGGCCTGTTCAGAAATTGATAAAACAACATGAAAACGGATCAGTGCAAAGGTAATTAATAGGTTTGGAATTGCAAAAGATTTATTTCAGTTATCCGGTAATTCCGGATGGGTTAATAAACCCAAATAATACAAATCAAATCTATCACCATTGCAATATAAATAAAATAATTGATTTCGATGTACAGATTCCGTTTCATCTTCTTTTCATTGTGTTCGATTACTGGAACGGCCGCGAAAAGTAGCAGCAGGATTGTGAGGAGGAGTTTCATGATTTATTGTTTTGTTTTAATGGTCTGTTATGGCCTTGCGGATTATTGATTGGATGGGCATGGGTTAGTAGTTTAC